ATCCGGACCCCCTGTTTGACCTATATCTTCCATAGGTAAATCAAACACTTTTTTTGTATCTACTTTAAAGTAAGGTTGATCACTTATACCAGCTCCCGGTCTATCATATTGGGGTGGTCTTCCAAAATTTAAACTCTTTTGTTGAAACCCAATATTAACAGCATAAGGTAAAAAAGATACATTAGGTCCTGGGTTTTGGGCACTTGCCTTATACTTATTGGCATAAGGATAATCCCTATAAAAGGAATTTATATCAGCTAAGAGTTTTACTAAACTCATTTTTATTCAGGTAAATTTTCTAAGTATTTTTCTGGGGTTTTACCATCTAGATCTAATCTTGATTTTTTTAAACTTTGTTCAAAATTAGAAAGACCAGTATATATTTTTGGATTTTGAAAAGGTAAATCATATACTGATGATCCTACTTTAGGGGATAAATTAGATGTAGTTTGATCATATTTTTTAGGATTTTTACCATCTAAATCTAGCTGTGATAAGGTTAAATCTTGTTCATAATTAGAAGCACCATTATATGGTTTAGGGTTTTTACCATCAAAATCAGATAATTGAGATCCTTTACTGTTTAATAAATCTAAAAGTGTCATAGTTATTTTATTATAAATATTATTAAATTAAATTATTGCATTTGGTAATTATCAAAACCTACTCCTACACCTACTTGGTTACCATTCATCATTATAGGTTTAGATGTGGATACAGCATTATATATACCTTCCAATAAACTATTTGTTTTTTCAGTACCCTCTTGGTTAGTTCCTGGAGATCCTCCAAAACTTTGATATTTTGAAACTAAGGTAGACGCTACTTGTTCTTTTGATTTATAATTAGCCCTAGCGGCTGCGTTAGCTGCTTCTTTTTTAGCTTTAACTTCTGCCTTTTTTCTATCATCAATATCAGATAATCCACTAAATAATCCCAAAGCACCTCCTACAATAGCACCTATCGCTGTACCCACTACAGGAATTACACTACCGATAGCAGCTCCAGTAAGAGCTCCTGAAGCTGTTCCACCAAGTACATCAACCGTATCAGATGCTGTTGTTGCTTTTCCTTTAGGTCCTTTTAATGAATCAGAAATAGCAGATGTTAAAGGATCTATTGCTAACCCAGCAATTAAACCTCCAGGACCTCCCATAAATCTACCCAATTTTGATACTCCAAAATTACCAAAACTTCTCATCATTTTTGTCCCCATACTAGCTGGAGCTGCTGTTCTTTGAGCTGCAAATACAGCCTTAGCAGCTTGTGGTGAAAGTAATTTGCCTTGTGCGCTAAATGCTTGGCCTCCTAAAGTATAGGCTCCTGATTTAGTAAATTCTTTATAAGCTCCAGGAGCAAATCTTCCAAACATTCCCATTCCTCCTGGGCCTCCTGGGACCATACCACTTGGACCTATTTCTCGGGTAAACATAGGTCTCATTGGTGATGAACCCGGAGTACCAAATATTGCGTTTCCTAATCCTCGCAATATTTTTAAACCAGCAAGACCTCCTAAAATTGTTAAAAATGTTTTACTTGTCAAAAGGTCTATAGCTTTTCCTATACCATGAGCTAAAGTTTTAATACCATCAATAAATTTTTGTAAACCACCATCCTTCATAAAATCATCAAATTTCTTAGTAAATTTATCAAAATAAGGAGATAATTCTACACCAACAGCTGTTTTGAATTTCTCCATTAAGGTATTTAATTTTTCTTGGAACGATAAATTTAATGCTCTATCAGCTAATTCTTTACTTCCTAATTCTTGAATTTGTTTTAATGTTAATTGTTTAGATGATAACTTTTGAGCTAACTCTTCTTCACTCTCTACATTTAATTTATTAAGTTGATCTTGTATTTCTTTACTTTCTAATATTTCGGCCATTTGATCACGTTGTAAACCATAAGCCGCTGCCAACATTTGACTTTCAATCCTACTCATCTTTAGGAACTGAGCGGATGTTCCTACATCTTGAGATAATACTTCTGCTAATTTTTGGGTTTGATTAGTATTAGCATAATAACGAGCTGCTTCTACATTTAATTCTCTATTAGTTATTAACTCAGCTGATTGTTCAGCAGCAATAGAAGATTCTATATCTAACAAACTGTCGGCAATTCCTTCTAATTGGTTAATTTCTAAACCTAATTTTTTGGCTTGAATAACAGATTGTATTAATGCTTCTGTTCCTCCTCTTAATGATAATCTTTGGGCTGCTGTTGATTTTGCAATACCCTCCATAATTACTTTTTCACTTAAAGAAGTATGAAGTTGTTCTTTTTGATATTTAACTTGACCTATTATTTCTTCACTGGTTCCTTTAAAGGATTTTTTGGTTAGTAAAGATAATTTAAAAAATGTACCAGCGGTTTCAGCACTAAGACCTAAAGATTTAGTTAAATCATTATATGTATTTAATGTTTCTGCTGAGAAATTAACAAATGAACCTGCTACATTATTTAAAGCTATAAAAGCGGCTGTTAAATTAGGAACAGTAGCATTAAAATTATTAGAAGAAACGGTAATTTCTTCAAAATGATGTTGAAGTTTAGCACCTTCTTTTGTACTTAAAGAAAAATTTCTAGCTAAATCAACAGCCTCTTTATTATATTCAGTAAATATATGATATATTTTCTTAGTTAAAGCAGTTAATAAAGCTACTTGTACTAAAGGATCTTTTAGTGCTTCACCAAGTCCTTTAAATATACCTTTAACAGCTGTACCTATTACTGCAATTCCTGATCCTGTGTTTTTGGCTGTTAATCTTATATTATTTTGTAACTCTTCAAAATATTCGGATTCTATTCCTATTTTTTGTAGGGTTCCCGATATTCCTTCAAATATTTTTCCAGTAAAACCAACTGTTTTTTTAATTTCTTTTTCTAAATGTAAAGTTTTTGCTGTTTCTTCATTTAATTGATCAACATATCCTTGTTTTTCTTCAAGAGAATAATTTATTTCATTTAAAGTAGATTTTTCTTCGTCTGTAAGTTTGTTTGCTTTACTTTTTAGTATTAATTGTTGCTGTTGAATTTTTAAATTTTCAATTTCTACATTGACTTTTCTTTGAGTTTCTTTCAGTTGTTTTATAGAAAGTACATATTCATCGTTAGCATGGTCTCTTAATTTTCTAGCTAAATCTTCTAATTTATCATAAGCTTTAGCTGTTTCTTTTACAGGATTTTTAGTTCCTATTAAATCATTTACTACATTTCTTAATGTTGTTGAAATATTACCAAAAACATCTTTTAAATCATCTACATCTTTATGAAGTTGTTTTACAAACTTTTGAGCATTTTTTATGTCTCCATTAAAACCTTTAAAAATATTATCTAAATTAGTATAAGCATCTCCCCCTAATCTTTTGATTTCGTCATTAAGTAATTTAATTTGTTTTTTTAAATCTTCAAACTGTTGTTTACTGTCTTTAGGATCTGCCATATATAATAAATATTAAGAGGCATCATTTTTTTGATGCCTCTGTTTTATATATTAATTTTTGATTTGAGGGTGGTGAAGGGGTTGCACCTGCTTTTAAATTAGCTATTGATTTTTTAATTATTTGATCTTGGTTATTTGAATTTTCTTTATCATAATGTTTTTTCATATTATTAAAGATAAAGTTTCTTAACCATATAGGTAAATTATATACTGTTTCAAAATCATAACCTCCTTGTCCCCAAAAACACATTTCATGTAATTGAGTAAAAAGAGCCATTCTTTCTTCAGAAATAAAATCAAGACTCAGGCCAAAAAAAGTTAAGAGTAACGGGAATGGTGACTTCCTCCTCAAAGCCATCTGCATCCTTATGGTTTATAGTCATGTTTACATCAGGTTGGAAATTTTTAATATGATCACGTAAAGCTCTTGAGTCTTTTGCTAATAGATAATTATCTACAAACTCACGTACAGCTTTTTGTTCATAGTTACCATCAACTGATAATATTAGATGTTTTAATCTGGTGCTTAATTCTGGGGAGGAATCTTTATTGATTTTTTTTAATCCTTCTAATTCAGCATCAACGGCTTTTTCAGCTTTACCATCTAATATTTTAAAAGTAATTTCAATTTTTGATGTTGGTAATGTATATTTAAATTCATTTTTACCTTTTTCAAAATCTTCATTACCAAAAAATTTATTATCAAGAGTAGTTAAATCAACATTATAATCTGTTCCATACAATGAAAATTTATAATCTCCACCATAACCTAAAATACGAGCTGCAACCAAAAGAGCATTTTTATCACCTACAATTAAATCATCAATATCAACTCCCTCAGTAATAATAAGAGATTTTAATAATTTATCAAATACAATACCTTTTTTAATATAAGCTTGATTTGTTAAAATATCTTCTTCTTTTGCGGTCATGTACTTCATTTCTATTACACCTTTTGAAAGTGGGGAAGTTGAAGAATAAACTAAACCTTTTGATGGTAATTCCACAGTTTCGGTTGGGAATTTAAATTTGTTATCTGTCATAATCTGTTTTTTTTATAACTTTGTTGTATATAAATATATGAGAAAAAAAGAAGCTCGCAATTTCTTGCGAGCTTTTTTATATTTTCTTGTTTTAGTTTAGAAGTTCAATACGCAGTAATCCATACCTACAGTAATTGTAAGGTTTTGTGCGGCTGCATCATTATCCCAGTTATATTCACCAAAGCTAGCAGTTTTAATAAATGCACCTTTAATTACCCATTCTGAAACAATATCACCTACTGGACCTAAAATATCAATAGTTAAGTCTTTTTTATAAAAATCTGAATAACCATCTCTACCTGTCACTGATTCGTGATGTAAACGTACCCATTCCATAGTAGCTTGAGCACCTGATGGAGTAATAGGATCAAATAAAGTCATTGTAATATCACCCCATTTAGATTTGCCTTTTACTTTACGAAGAACGTTGATGTGATTTAATACGATTTCTTCTTGAGTTAATTCTATTGCACTTACCGCTTTGATTAAGTATGAAGGGATTCCATCTACATAAAGAATAAATCTATTCTGTACCTTTGGTTCAAAGGCGGTAAAAAATATTTCGTTTGGGTCTAAGATTGCCATATTATTATTTTATTTTCTTTTTGTTATAAATATTCAACTTTTAAAAAATTATGCTGGGAAAATTGCTCCAGTTGGTAAAATATTGAAATTCAAGTAAATGAATTCAGCTGTCTTAGTTGGCTGTAAGTAAATTTGACCCACTAACTGATTTCTATCAATTACATCTGGAGTGTTATTACTATCATCCATGATCACTTTGAAAGCATACAAACCTTGACGTTGTTGGACTGAAGTTAAATAAGGATTAACTTGGCTTAAGAAAGCATTTCTTGTTGCAATAGTATTTTGTTCAAATACTAAGTTATTTGCAATTTGAGAAATAAAAGACTTAACTGCAATTAACAAACGACGAACATTTACACGATCAAGAGCAGAAGCTTTAGTTTGTAATGTTTTCTGTCCATAAACTACAACTCCTGTTCCAGGGAATGTAGCAATTGGGTTGATTTTGTTAACGTATAAACTATCTCTTTGGGTTTGTGATAATTTTTGAGCAGCTCTAACCACACTAGTTAAACCACCTCTATTAATACCTGCAGGTGCAAACCAAGGTTCACTTACGCTGTCGTTGTAGGCATAGACACCAGCTACCATTGTTGAAGCAGGTACCCATACTAATGCTCCTGTATTAGGATCAATTGTTTGAACCCAAGGCCAGTATGAAGCAGCATATGAAGTATTTCTTGCATTTGCTTGAGCAGCTACTGAAGTGATAGTAGAAACATTATAAGGTACTAAATCAAGTACAAAAATATTATCACCTCTATTTTGAGTATTATTAATAATGTTTGTAGTTTGTGTTGAGTGAAGTGAGTTAAATAAACCAGGAGTAATTAACACATTAAATCTGTAGTCATCTTGATTAGATAATAAAGCAATCATATTATCATAACTACCAGTATTTAAACCTTGGATGTTGCTTACTGAGTTTATAGTCTCATAATAATCAGCACCAGCTCCTATATATAACTCACCATTAGCATTAGCAAATGAACCACTACCGTTTACAGGAATTGAAGCTGTAAATTGAGTTTTTGCATTGCCTGTATTATCAAAATACAATGGAGTAGGAGTAGCTACAGATTTAACTCTTACATATTTAGAGAAATTAGGCACTGAACCTGATACTTCAATTTGGTTTGTTACAGAATTATAATTTTGTTTTTGATCACCTAATGTTTTGGTAATAAAATTAGGAGCTGTTGGGTCCATTGATAAATTAGTCCAAGTTTCTAATACTATTGGATTATCAACATTATCATCACCTTGACGAATTATTAATGAGAATGTACCTTGTGAAGTATCACTGTTAGCAATTTGCCAACGAATATTATCTGAACTACCAGATTCTAATGAACCGCTAATATCTTCACTACCTGTACTGTTCATTAAAGAACCTTCTGATAATGAAGCTAATACTAGAGCTGCTGTATCTTTACCTCCTGAAAAGTATGTAGTAGTAGCATTTACGGTTACATAATATGTGTTACCTATGTTGCCTGATACATTATTCTTAGAGAAGAATTCTAAACCTTTGGTTGAACCAGAAACACTACCTGTTATATATTGTAATGAAGAAGTGTAAGTAGCAACAGACGAGCTAAAGTTTACTGTATCTACAATTGCTGTTAAAGTATTACCAAAAGTAGATCCTGAAGGAATATATAATACTGAAGAAGTTGTGTTTGCATAAGTTGCACTACTTGTAACATTAATTGTTACTCCATTTAATATAAATGTACCATTAAAAGTAGTAGCATTTAATACTGTAGCTAAACTAGCACTTGTAATAGCTACTGATGCTGTGGTTAAAGGAGTTGAGTTTACAATACCATTAGATCCAGTTAAACCGGTTACTGTTGTTGCTTCGCTAAATGAACCTGTTACTACCCTAGCTACTAATAAAGTTTCACCCCCATTTACAAAATAATTGTAAGCAGCAATTGAGGTAAAATAAGTATAAACTTGACTACCGCTTAAAAATCCGGTACCAAATTTATTTTCATATTCGCTATATGATGTAACAATAGTAGGAACTTCTACAGGACCTTTAACTGTAGGGCCAATAATAGCAGCACCTACAGTAACGGGTTGCTGCGTAATAAAGGATTGGTCGTTTTCTCTTGCTAATACGCCAGGAGATATTAATGTTTCTGCCATGTTTATAAAATTATATTGATTTTATTCTGTAATAAATATGGCAGAGGGGTTCAAAAATCAATTAGATTTTATGAATTCTCCTTTATCAATATCTATTGCTCCTTCACCATATTTTTCTTGTAATTCTTTAGCTACTTGGATTTCTTCATTTTTAATTTTAACAAGAGCTTCAATAAGTCCTTTTTTTTGCAATTCTAATTCTTGAATTTGATATTCAATAAAACCAAAATCTCTAATTAGTGCATTTCTGTTGGTTTGAAAATCTTTTAATTTTTGTAACTCGTCTTGTGATAAAACTTTATTTTCCATTTTTTATATTGTATTAACATTTATTAAATACCATCCGACTTGAGGAAAAATTGGAGGTGAAGCAGTACCAATGTATTGGAATGTAAGATTATGTACATTTCCAATTCCTAAAGTATTAGCTGTGGCGGTAGTACCAGCAGCAATAAAATTGCTATCAATACCATATACATTAACCCCTGAGGCAGATATTATTATAAAGTTTGTAAGTAAACCCGTAGCTGATTCATATTGGGGAGTAAAATTTATTTGTTTGCCAGAGGTTACCCCCGCGGAAGTAAAACTTAGCCCTAAAGTTTGAGTTATAGATTGGGAAACATATACATTAAAAGGGGCATTAGCATTAATTGAATAAGGACTAGTGGATGCTGTGTAAGTAACATTATCTATTCCTACAAAACTAGGAATAAAATTAGTAGCATTTGTAGCATTTTCAGCATAAGAAGCGGATATAGCATAAGATGCTGAGGTTGCATACGATGAACTAATAGCATATGATGAACTAATAGCATATGATGAACTAATAGCATATGATGAACTTTCAGCTCTTGAAGAACTAATGGAATAAGATGAA